CCGAAAACAAAGGACATGTGTTCCATTCTTCTCGAACCGGAGGGTTTGAGGATGATGAAACACACTCGAAGAGAGCTAGATCAAGCCAATACTTAATGTAGGCTTGTTCTCTCGAATCGGCGGTCACATGTTGATTAACTCGAATCGCAACTTTGCGAAACGAATTTTTCAATCGATCAAGTTCTTTTGGAGTGAACCATTCTTTTCTCAAGGAATGGCGACACACAAAGGGCAAGATCAGAGATCGTACGATTTGTCTTGTCGAGGCTTGAGCCACGACATCCTTGAAAGAATATTCAAGGATGGACGACACGAGTTTCACAGGATTTCTCTTCCTGATTTCGCCAACTCCATAAATGGGATTAACCATCAATGGAGTTAACGAATTGTCTTTACCCGTATCAGCAACATCTGTATTGCCAACAGGCTTGCAGGTTTCAGCGTTAGAAATAACGTTTGAGCTGATGACTTTTCCTAGTCGAGGAAGAGTCGACATCTAAGAATTAAATTCTTAGATGTCGACTTCTCCACGACTGGGAAAAGTCATCAGCTCAAACGTTATTTCTAACGCTGTAACCTGCAAGCCTGTTGGCAATACAGATGTTGCTGATACGGGTAAAGACAATTCATTAGCTCCATTAATGGTTAATTCCATTTATGGAGTTGGTGAAATCAGGAAGAGAAATCCTGTGAAACTCGTGTCGTCGATCCTTGAATATTCTTTCAAGGATGTCGTGGCTCAAGCCTCGACAAGACAAATCGTAAGATCACTGATTTTGCCTTTTGTGTGTCGCCACTCTTTGAGAAAGGAGTGGTTTACTTCAAAAGAACTTGATCGATTGAAAAATTCGTTTCGCAAGGTTGCGATTCGAGTTAATCAATATGTGACTGCCGATTCGAGAGAACAAGCCTACGTAAAGTATTGGCTTGATCTAGCTCTCTTCCAGTGTGTTTCATCCTCCTCTAACCCTCCGGTTCGAGAAGAGTGGAACACATGTCCTTTGTTTTCGGGTTGGTTGAAAACACATTTGAAGAAGTCGATCCTTCACAAGGATCTGTCCTTCATTTACTCTCTTCAGAAAGGATGTAAACAGGCTTGGCCTGCTTTATCGGATCTTAAGAAGGTAAAAGCATTGGATTCACATAAGGTTCGTCTCTCAGAGATGAAACCTCATTGTCCTCTAGATCTATCTTTCAAGATCATGGAGACCAGTGCAATGTTGTTTTCTCCCTCAGCATTAAAATTTGGTAATCGTCGTCCTCTCTGTGAAGATTGGACACAATACCATAAATTTATGCCTTCTGGATCTGCCTGCCGACAAGTTTCTCTCCGTCATGGAGGGGCGCTCGGTTTATTTGGCAAATTCCAGTTCCCGTCAGTAAAGACTCCACTAGGAAGTCTTGGTGTGTTGAATGCTAAGATTGACTGTTGGCGAAAAGAGAATTATTTGAAAGCAGTTGATTCTGTGAAATCCCGTCTTTTTGACGTGGAAGAGGGACAAAATCATTGCACCATTCTGAATTCGGTTGATGTCGTTGCAATTCCTGAACCCGGAAAATTCCGGATCATCTCAAAGGGAGATGGATTTCTTTACACAGCATTACAGCCTTTACAAGGTTTTATGCTTAGTTGTTGGAAACATTGTTTTGCTTCGACAATGCTACATGATGATCTCACTAGTTCTATCCAAAAGATACACAGTGAAGCCAGTGATCTACCGTTATGGTGTTCAGTGGATTATGAGGCGGCTACAGATTTATTGAGAAAGGATGCTTCGCTCAAGGCCTTTTCAGGTCTACGTGACTCTCCTTACTTTTATCTTGGCTATTCCTCTCTACTCCGTGGCGTTGCTCATTATCCTGACGGATCTTCCGTTAGGATAGTTGAGGGTCAGTTAATGGGTCATCCTCTGTCTTTTCCGTTGCTATGTTTGATAAACTTAGCAGTTTATTGGACAGCGATTGACCGTTGGGTTGAAGATGTTTCCCTTAAAGAAAGGAGAAACACAGTTCGTTTGGCAGAAATTATGCGCCAAAACGTACTTGTCAATGGTGATGATATGCTTTTTAAGTGTACCAAAACTTTTCATGACAAATACTTTTTACCATGTTGTGAAG